CCTGAGTTATCAGGTAAACCGGTAGAAGAGCTCAAAGAGCCGAAGGTGCTCTCTGGTGCGACGCTCAGAGATCTATGAGTAACGCTCATGTCGATGCCTCCAAATAAAGCAGATCAAAGGGGAGAGAGAGCACAAGAGACGTGATCTCGGTTTTAGGGTCTAAGATTGGCTCGTAAGTTGGATCGCCAGTTATCAAGCTGACGATGCCGGTTGATGCTAGATCATATTGAGGGCCTTTTAAAGTCAGCAACAACAGCGCAGCATCTTCAGCAATAAGCCGCTCGAGATAGTGAAGCTCGCCTATATCATAGCGCACTCTCAGAGTAACACGCGCGCGCCTTCTACCCGACAAGCCAGCCTCGCCATCATCGATCGCAAAAGCGTCAAGCCTGAGCTCGAAAAAGCGCAAGGTGTTTTGATGTGCATCGAGAGGCCCGACTCTGCCCGAGCTATTAATACACACAAAGCCATGATGCAGATCAGTCTTAGGCAATGTCGCTTCAAGCTGGCTTTCGATGTAGGCGAGTGCTGCGCTTATGCCTTGGCTCATCTCGCACCTCGCTTAATCTTCTTTGTGAGCTCTGCTTGCACTGCTGATACTAACACATTCACATCGCGAGGTGATAAGCCGAGGTATTCTCTATCAGCATTTACCTTATAGCCATAGCTCTGCACATGCTGAGTCAAGCCGATAATAAACCTCTGAGCATCTGCGCTTAATAATACTAGATTATTCATCAGCGCACCTGACAGCACTAGATCAACAAGCGCGCTCGAGCCTGCGCCATGCTGTCGACTCTCTCGCTTATACTGGTCATAACCTCCGGCATAGTAAACGCTTTGCCCTGTGCGAGATAATCGACCGCCCTTTGGCTTAAGGCGTGCCCCTCTAAAAGGTATGTAAATCGGCGCGCGCGAGTATTTTGCAAACTTATTGCCGTCTGCATCAATCCCTTTGCTTGTGCGTAGCTTAATCGCTGCGAGCGTGTTTAAGCCTAGCTTTGCAGAGTCGTTGGCAGTCCAAAGCGAGTTAGGAAGATTTAGGCGTATATTCGCGCGCATCCTAGTGCCTCATACCTCGAGCCGGTGTAAAAGTCTTGTCATATTCTGTCTTACTATAAGAGCGCCAACTGGCTCGCATGTCACGATAAGAGCCGCCCTGTTTTGCAATGTCTATCTCGTTGTCATCTATAACGCCATCGCCATCGAGATCGAGAGTTAATGATCTTAAAGCGACATCAAGCAGCTGCATACACCTCTCTCGCATTATGTTCGCTGTGTCGAGCTGATTAATCATCTCATAGACTCTTGCCGCTGTGCAGTATGCGTGTGCGTTTGCGAACGCATGAGCGTTAAAAATCTCATCTTCTGTGATGTCTGGCTCGTCTTTTAGGTGATCTCTAATGATCAAGATTAGCTCATCAAGTGCAGCTTTGATTTGTGGATTAAAGCTCGACTGCCTGCGAGGTATCATATCAGCTAATTGAGGGAAGATGCTTACAAGGTCGTCGTGCGACAAGCCTGTGTCAAATGGTCTAGGCGTGACCTTAAGCTGCCCTTTGTCAATGCGTCGCTCGGTATTCTGCCCTCTGTCGAGGGTATAGCTTACGGTGTAAGGATAATAACCAGTCACATCGGTAATTGCTGTCGGTATGTCTGCAGACCACATGCCGAAGACGAGCAGCGCGCTTGAGCTTAGATCGATCTCGCGAGGCAACGGCTCGGCGAGAATAGCAGTCGTGCCCACCATTCGTACGACACTGACAGCATAAATGCAGTCGCCTTCTGTGACGAGATAAGCCTTGATCTGGTCTGCCTGTAGCGCTGTCGCTTGGCTGTTTACAGTCAAGGTGCGTCTATCGTTGGCGATCGCTGATACTGTAGCATCTGCTCTGCTTGCTGAAAGCGTCGCAGTCTCGCCACCGACAACAAGGCTAGGGCTTGCAGATAGAGGGCCGGGCGCTATCCACTCAAATACCTGAGTTAATCCAGTAATCGTTTTAATCATCTTTTGCCCCCTTTGTTAGCGTCTGCGATGTCGCCTGCGTCTGCCTTGTCAAGCCCTGCCGCTTCTAAAAAGCTTTCAGTGATTGGCGACCAACTGTGCCGACAATTATAACCGCCGCCGGATGTTAGCACAGCTAAACCTTGCCCATTGTCTAAACGCCGCATCTGTCGAGCGTCTACAACCTTATTAACTAAGGGTCTGCAAAAGTCGCGCGTTATCCCATCAATCGGGCCTGTATACAGATATAAGTCTAACTTGTATTTTTGCGCCGCGCTTGCTGTCACGCTTCTGCCGTATGAAGACAGCTGAGTGCGTGCGACTGTGAGCTGTCTACCTGTTGAGCTCTTAAGCGCCTGCTCTAACGATGTGATCGCAGAGCTTTGCGCTACGCCTACAGTCATGCTCTGTAGAGCTGATCTGACAGCCGCTAAAGAGTCAGGTAATATGACATCTTCAAAAACATTCTGCGCCGCTGCGATACCTACCGCTTCAACGTCTGGTATGTCTGATATTTCTGCGCCTGCTACTATTACTCTAATAGTTTCGAGCGCTGCTTCTGTGATCTTACCTTGTGCATCAATGAAGTCATCGACAGCCAAGCCAAGACCGCTGCGCACGATCAACTCCAAGAGCTGATCGCGTCTAAGGGTTAAAAGCTGCTCAGGCGATGTGAGCTCTACAGCAGCTTGAAACCCAAAAAGCATTTCGCGCTTTGCTCTCTTAAGAGCTCGGCGCATTTGAGCTTCTGCTGCCACTTCAACAGTAAGCTCATTAATCTTAGCTCTGAGTATCTCTGTGATCGCTCCAGATGATGCACGCTCCTGCGCTCTGAGGTCGTCGATCGCCTTTAAATCAGCGTCTTCTCTCTCAGCGAGCAGGGTTGCATGAGGTCGACCACATGAGCAGAGCAAGCGACCTCTAGAGGCAGTCTGTTAGGACAAAGCCAAGATCGCCGTCTACGACCTTGAAGAGGTGTGACTCATCAGCCCAGACGTTGCGGCGAGTCAGATCGAGCTCGTCATACTGACCAGCTACTATATCTTTAAAGACCATATTGGCAGCAGCAATCGGGCCCACGCTTACACCAGAGCGAGACTGCACAGCATCAGAGCCGCGCAAGATGCCCATGAACAGGGTGTCATCAGTCCAGATATATGATTCGTTAGAGGTTGCACCTGCTGCCGCTGTATCTTGGCGAGCTTGCCCGACAAAAATATTAGGAATGCCGAGGATATCGCGAAGAGTGTTAATCACTGCCTCATCCTTCAGAATGAGGTTGCCGCTCGCAACTCCGGATGTACCTGACTGAAAGAACCCTCTAAGCTCGGGCGAGCGCGCAAGAGATCTAAAGAGGCCACGACCTAAAATAAGGCTGTCAGGTGTAATGCCGTGCGCGTTCTCGAAAACTACATCTTTGAGCTCATCCAGATATGTGAGAGGTGTTGAGCCTGCTGCGTTAAACTTAGCGCCAAACTGTGCGGTACTTGTCGCAGTGTTGAAGTTGCTGCCATCAAAGAGCACGTCTGCTGCTCGCCTCTCTTTTGCGAGTTTCATTGTTCGACCAACCTTTCTGACAAGGCGAGCCTCTTCAGAGCCAGGATATTGCGAGTCTGCAATGTCTTCCATCGCGATCGCATCTTGAGCACTGTAATTTTTACAGAAGTAGGTTGTATGAGTACGATCAAAGCCGCTGATACGCGCACGGCTCGCGCCTGCTGCACGCTCAAGATCGAGCCCTGCGCCTGCGCCCATAAAGTTGCGACTTGTCTCGATTAAGAGTGTGCCTGAGCGCTGTGGGACTCGTACATTTTCGCAGACTTTATCTGCAATCAGTTGAGCGTCGCTTGGCACAGCCTCTGCAACGAGGTTGCTTAAAATCTCATCTACTGGGTGTATATTGCGATATGAACTAGCCATTTAGATCACCTCCTTTAAGCGAGTGGAGCAAGCCCACGGTTGAAACAGACAAGGATCTGCTCATTTGCCGAGGCGCTAAGTTGGTTAATGTTTGGCACTGTAAAGCCGATTGGATAATGAGTAGACGA